ACCACCGCTCGTTTCTGCCGTACGGCCATCGTTGTTCCTTCGCGTGAGAGGTTCGATACTTTATTATAGCCCGTAGGTTTTTTCGTCAGTCAAGTTCCAATATCCGTCGGACCTCGGGATCGCGGGCGTATTCTTGTAACCTCGCCGGAGTCATGTCGATACTTTTTATCGCGAGATTGTAGCGGACGATTGGCCCGCGATTTCGCCCCACTGCCTTCAGCCGCCAGTTCCCGTTACCGTCAATGTAGAGGCGGTTCGCGGCCCAGTCCCGGATGGCATCAGAGAATAGGGGCGGGCGTTCTTCGCGGGCTTCGTCGGATACCATCGGTTTCTCCTTACGCTCTACAAGAAGTATACGGGATAGATCGGCTAGAAGCTAGGATAAAATCTACGGTTTCTATCTTTTTCTTACTGTCCTCTCGCGAGGAACTGGGGCATGTAGTTCTTCCACGTCATATCCGAAGCTAGGCGGCCCGGCGTAGCGTCCGTCCCCTGCTTCTCGCATAGCTCCTCTACGCAGTCCAGTAACAGGTCCGTCATTTCCCTTGTCTCGATATCCATTGTGGACGCCCGCGCCCGCACCCAGTCCCCCGCCTTCTTGAACGAGCGGTACTCCTTGGATGGATTTGATAGCCCGTACTCCGGGCGCTTCAGGAATCGCTCGGCGTAGGCGTTGGCGATCCGCAGCGTCAATTTTGGGTGCTTGTCGGTGACGGGGAAAGAGTGCCCGTCGGCCCACCACGGGCGTCCGCCGGTCTTGGAAGAGCGATGCTTGAGGACGCTCTGGATAAATCCGCCGAGGTGCTTGTACCCGTGGTTGCGACCTTCGGTGCGGTGTTTCCCCTCGCGGCAGGCCCGGAAGTAGGTGGCGAGATTCTCCCGCAGCACCTTCATCCCAATCTCCTTGACGGCCCGGCGGAAGAGGGCATTATTAATGTCCTGCTCCTCCTCGGAGATTGGGTTATTACGGCCCGAGCCCACCTCGTCGAACAGGATTACCTCATCCTCATTCCAAAGGCGGATCAGCTCGCGGACCTCCTTAGTGCCCGCTGCCTCGGCTACGTCCTCGGCGACGACCTCGCGGCGTACCTTCCGCCGGGGAGCGAGAGTAATTGTAACAGGTTCGCCTCGGGCAATAGCGTCGGTGTGGAGGCGAGTAAGGCGTATTTTCAACTCAACCGTCAATAGACTCTCCTGCTCAGATTATAGCCTCGATGGGTCACGGGAGACGTAATGTAAATATTAGGGCTAATATCTTGGCAGCTGAAAGCTCTTTAACGAGTATATACTCTACTACCCTACCCCCGAGTCTCTTCAGCGAATACTCTTCCCCCCTACGGGGGGAAGAGCCGCCGGAGGCTGGGCGCAGCCCAGCCGTAGCGGCTATAGAGCCGGAACCGAAACTGAACGGGCTAATCTGTCGCGGAGCGTAGCGCCCGCTAACTTGCCCCGGTTCGGGGCCAATTCGCGCCGTTGCGCGTCGAGGCTATAATCTACTGGAGGCCGAATGGGAGGATGTAATTGGACGTACAGTTGACCTACGAGCCCTCACCGAAGCAACTGGAGGCTCATGAATCGGAAGCTAAGTTCATCCTGTACGGCGGAGCTGTAGGGGGCGGTAAGTCTGTCTGGCTCGTCAACGATGCCCTGCGTATGGCTTTGGGTTGGAACAAGACCAAGGTGGGTATTTTTAGGTGGGAAAATACGAGTTTTATGAAAACCACGTTCGAGACGCTAGAGCAGTGGGTTTTAGAGGTTCCCGGCCTTGTCAAGCACCACGATAAGAATACTCGGCAGATCACCCTCGTCAACGACTCGGAGATATGGTACGGCGGTCTGAAGCCCTCCGCTACCGCCTCCGGGGATATGTTCACCATTCTGAAGTCCCTCGAACTCGCGCAGGCATACGTTGACGAAGTAACTGACATGCCTGAGAAGGCGTACCGCTTCCTGGCGACCCGAGCGAATCGTGTGAAGGCGATCAATCCCCAGACCGGCAAGATGGAGTTCCCGCCCTATCGTATCGGCGCGTCCTGTAACCCGGAGCTAGGCTGGGTAAAGACGGAGTGGGTGGATAAGGACCTCGAAGATCACGCCTTCATTCCATCCAAGGTCACTGACAACCCGCACCGAGCCCCCGGTTACGAGGATACCCTCCGAGCTCAATTCAGCCATATGCCCGGATGGGTCGAGCGGTACATCGAGGGCCGGTGGGATACGGTGGTGGACTTCGAAGCGATCTGTCCGGCGAACTGGCTGCTCGCCGCGCAGCGACGGAGCGTAGATCCCTCGATGCCCATCGCGTTCGGCGTAGACGTAGCTACCTTCGGAGACGACAAGACCGTGGTGACGATGCGCCGGGGGTTCGCCCTGGAAATCCTCCTCGTCACGGGCCAGCAGGGCACTATGGACTCCGCTAACCAAGTCTCCATCCTTGCTGATACGTGGAACCCCGAGGTGATCTACGTCGACACCATCGGCGTCGGGCAGGGCGTCCACGACCGGCTGGCAGAGATGGGGTATCCGGTTCAGGCGTTTATCGGTGGGGCGTCGCCGAATGACGACCGCTTCCGCAACCTCCGGGCCGAGGCGTACTTTGGCGTACGGAAGCTGCTGGAGGAGGCAAAGCTCTCGCTGCCCTCCGACGAGAACGGGACGCTGGCGGTCAACGAGCTGGGCCAGATACGCTACCTGGTCAGCGCGAGCGATAGGGTTGTCCAAGTCGAATCGAAAAAGGCCATAAAAAAGCGCCTGGGACATAGCCCTGACTTGGCAGATTCCATAGTCTACGCGTGCGCTGGTGCGGGGTTTGAGCACGTTTTTTCCGAAATATTCGGGGAGTAGGGGTAGTGTGCCCCCAGTCGAGGCGTATTATACTAGTAGTGGATGGGAGGTTCGGGGGGAGATTACGTGTAGCGGAGGTAGGTAAGGGGTACGTTATGAGAAAAGGGTCTAGACATACTGCGGAGGCGAAAGCAAAGATGCACTCCGCCCACTTGGGACAAAAACATACCCCTGAAGCGCTAGCGAATATGAGTATCGCCCAGATGGGCCACAAAGTATCTCCTGAGGCGAGGGAGAGGATGCGAGTCTCCCACTTAGGTAAGAAGCCCACGCCCGAAACCCGAGCGAAGATGAGCGCCGCCCAATTGGGGCGGAAACACACCCCTGAGACTCGCGCGAGAATGAGTGCCGCTAAGATGGGCCATTTGTATAATTTGGGGAAGAAACATACCCCTGAGGCGCGAGCGAGGATGAGTCTGGCGCGGCGGGAGTATTACCGCAAACACCCTTCGCCAACTGGCCCAGATCATCCGAGTTGGCGCGGGGGGAGGGAGAACTACGGCCCTGGCTTTACCGAGGACCTGAGGCAGATCGTCCGGTGGCTGTACGAGGATCGCTGCGTCGTCTGCGGCGAGAAGCCGGACGGGTTGGAGCTAGACGTTCATCACGTAGACTACGACAAGAAAAACAACACGATTGATAATCTCGTTCCGTTATGCCATTCCCATCACTCGATGACTGGCTCGCGGCGGGATTATTGGCCGGAGTACCTGAAACGTAAAAACGTGGTTAAGGGGAGCGCTTAAACTATGGCGGAGAAGAAGCGACGGGAATTGGCCAAGGCGAACGTGAAGGCGACGCCCAGACTGGACGCGCTACAAGAAATGGTCCTCGATGGCGTGTCGAACGAGCAGCTGGCTAAGGCGTCGATGGCAGCGTCCTTTGCGGTCCAGGGGATGTTCGACGGTGGCCTCAGTATGGTCAATCCCAAGGGCACGGAAGACTGGATCAAAATTTATACCGAGCACGTTTGGGCATACGCGGGCATCTACGCCATTGCATCGACCATCGCCCGCCTCCCCCTCCAGCTCCGCCGCCGGGAGCGGGAGCCCGTGCCCGAGGGCGAGGGCGAACCCGGCACGACTCGCTGGGGCGAGTGGGTAGAGGATACGGACAACGAGGTACTGGACCTCCTGGAGGCCCCGAATCCGGATATGACTGGGTATGACCTGATTGAGGCGATGGTGGTATATCTCGAAACGGCGGGCCGGGCGTATTGGGAGATCGTGTACGAGACGCGCGAGACGGCCGTAGGCGATACGCCTGTCGCCTCGAAACAGACGCCGAACGAGCTGTGGCCGGTTCGGTCCTCTTGGCTAACTCCGAAGCCGAACAAGAATGGGCGGGGCATCGAGAAGTATATCTTCCAGACCAAGAGCCATGCTCGCCGGGAGTTCTTCCCCGTGGACCAAATCGTACCCTTCCGCTACTTCGATCCGCTGAACGAATGGCTGGGGCTAAGTCCCCTCCGGCCCGCCAAGGACGACCTGCAGCAGGACAAACAAATGGCGGCATGGAATCTTGACTTCTTCCAGCACGGGGTGACGCCGCAGGGCCTGCTCTCCACGGACAAGATGCTGAGCCCGAAGGAAATGAAGGACCTGGGCGAGCAAATCCGGCAGTTCCTCTCCGGTAAGGCCCGCAAGGTACTGATTTTGTCCAAGGGTATGCAGTGGCAGTCGGTTTCCGTCTCGCCCACGGATATAGATTTCTTGGCGGGTCGGAAGGAGAACCGTAAGGCTATCCTCGCCGCGCTGGGCGTTCCTCCGGTGATGGTCGGCGAACTGGAGCACGCGAAGTATGACAACTACTTCCTCCAGCTAACCAACTTCGGCCGCAATACAATCCTCCCGAAGCTGAAGAAGATCGAGGGCTCCCTCAATAACTTCCTCCTCCCCCGGTTCCCGGCAATGGCGGACCTGTCGCAGGATACGCAGTATGCTCTGTCCTTCGATACTACGGCGCTATTCGAGGAGGACGAGGCTACCGTCGTCAAGCGGGTCATCGATCAAGTCGGGCACGGCCTGCTGACGCCGGACGAGGGCCGTGAGCTGATGGGCCGCGATCCGTGGCCGGAAGAGACGGGTGGCGATAGCTTCTACATGGACACCCGTATGGTCCGGGTAGAGGGGACTGGTACGGCCCCGGAGAACGTGGAAGAAGAGGAAACGGAAGAGAGCCTGGAGGCCCGTGACGATATCCTCGCGCAGCAGGTGGCCGCGCTGGAGAAGCGGTTCACCGCCGAGTTGCTGCGACTGAAGGACGATATCACCGCCGAGGTTCGTAAGGAGCTAGCCGATGAACGTGACGACGAGGGTGGTCAATAGCCGAACGCTGTCCGAGAAGTTTCCGGGCGTGGTAGAGATGCTAGTAGCCGAGCCCTACTCGGCGGTGGAGTGTAAGTCCGAGCCGAAGCTACCGGCCGAGGCGGTTATCGTCTCGCCGACGCTCCTGAATCACCTGGTCGGTCGGGACAAGCGGCTTGCCCAGTTGGAGGAGGCTCCGGAGTACGGCGCATTGAAGGCCGAGCTAGGCCGCCGCACTCGTCAGGTGCGCGGCCTGATGAACGAATTAAAGCGTCGTTGCGGGGCGGATGCGAATTTATCTATCGAGGGCTGGGAAGAGATTGCGGATACGATTACTGTAGACGTGGAACCGGCGCTGGCTTTGGAAGTATAGTAG